CAGTCAAAGCTTGATTGGGGAAATGAACAAGAAGAAGCCCCTAAAGACAAGTCGTTGGATGAGTTAATCAGGGGTGTGGAGTCTGTTCTTCGTAAGGATGCGGTGTCTGTTGAGCAAAGACTTTCTCGTGCGTCGTTGTTAATTAACACTTTTTCTAACCCTGAAGCAAAGATTGAGATACCAAGACTTGTTGTTTGGGAAGACTTCCTTGATGAAGAAGACGATGATAGTTACGATTGGGTCATACCTGGTCTTCTTGAACGCCAAGAGCGTGTAATTGTTGTGGCTGCTGAAGGTGTTGGTAAGACAATGCTTGCACGACAGGTGGCGATTTGCGCTTCTGCTGGAATTCACCCGTTCACGATGTCACGAATGGATCCCATTACTACCTTAACTATTGACCTTGAAAACCCTGAACGCATTATCCGCAGAACTTCACGAAGTATCATGCACGCCGCAAAGAAACTCGGCCATGTGGACAAAGTAAATGCACGACTTTTGATGCGCCCTGCTGGACTTGACCTCCTGAAACAATCTGATAGAAGCATTGTGGAGAAGGCAATTGAGGAAACTAAGCCTGATTTGCTGGTTATGGGTCCTTTGTACAAGTCTTTTGTTGACCCAGGCGGGAGAACAAGCGAAGCAATTGCTATTGAAGTTGCTAAATATCTTGATTCTTTGCGTGATTATTATGGTTGCGCAATGTGGTTGGAACATCATGCGCCGCTGGGAACGTCAATTGGATCTCGGGACTTGCGGCCTTTCGGCTCAGCTGTCTGGTCACGTTGGCCTGAGTTTGGTATTTCTTTGACTCCTGATCCAACTGCAACTGATGCGTATGTTTACAATGTGGGTCATTTCCGTGGTGCTCGTGATATGCGTCAGTTCCCCACAAAGATGAAGCGTGGTAAAGTATTCCCATTTGAAGTTCTTGAATTTATGAAGGTTGACTAATGGCTGAATCTAATCAATCTCTTACCCGTGAGTTTCTTGCGGAAAGGGATATGCGCATTTTTAAGATGCGTCAAGCCGGCGTTCCTGTCAATGAAATAAGCAGGCGCTTCAACATGACCTCGCAGTCTGTTAATACGGCAGTTAGACGCCAGTTACAGCGTTTAAACTCTGAAGCCCTCCTCGCATACCCTGAAGTCCTCAGAATGGAACTGGAGCGTCTTGATGCCCTTCAGCAGGCAGTTTGGCCGCTGGCTCAGCATCGTCGTATCAAAACCGATGACGGTACTGAAGTAACAGTTGAGCCTGACCTCAAAGCAGTACAAACACTCTTATCAATTATGGACAGGCGTTCAAAGTTGTTAGGCATGGAACAGACAAGCGTTAATGTACAATTGGACATCAACTCTCCCGACCAGCCAATTAGGGCTACATTGGAAGGTGCGATAAAGCCAAAGGCAGTCAATGCGTTCAACCCTGAGGAAGAAGTAAAGAAACTTTTGGAGATTATGGGCAATTCAGGTGTTTTACCATCTGAAACTATTGACCAATTGTTGGGTAACACAGGCAATCAAATTGCTAGTGTTGATAAAGAAATAATAGAAGCGGAAATAGTGGAATAAATATGAGTACTTACAGCGAAGACGGCGAAGAACTAGAAGTCGTGGACAACCTAGATATGGCTATGGAAGAAGTTGCTGAAACTTTAGAACTGACTCGTGCCACAAATACTGGGTCAAAGCCTGGCGAACCAGCATCAAAACAAGTTTTATTGCGTGCATCGGCCGAAGATCACCAACGTTGGAAAGATGCTGCTGCGATCAAGCACATCTCGATGGCTGAGTTTATTCGGGACTGCTGCAATGCGGCTGCTAATGAGCTGCTTGAATGCAGTCACCCGACGAACATGCGCCGTTATTACCCGTGGGCAACCGATTGTCTTCAATGTGGACAAAAATGGGTTACAGAAGGCAGTCGCAAACCGCGTGCAATGCGTGGAAAATAGTGAAGTACCGCTCCAAAAAGAAGGAAGCGGAATACGAACTTCGTAGACCTCTCGTAGCAAGACTGCTTTCCGAGCGAGAGTGGTGTGAAGCATGCAGGGTATTTGCAGTGCATGATGAACTAACTGTCTACAACAGTAGAAGGTCAGTGGATGTTCACGAAATAGTGAGGCGTTCACAAGGTGGGTCAATCCTTGATGAAGACAATCTCATGTGTGTTTGTAGGCAATGCCACCAGCGGATCGGTAACTACCCGCAACTTGCTTTTGACTTAGGTTTGGCTAAGCATAGGTGGGATGAGTAGTTACCACTTTTGAAGTGGACACTCTGCGTGTAGCAATCCTGTTTTTATGGGCATGAAGCATCCACACTCTAGACAGTTGCTTGTTATGGGGTGAAAGCGAGGGCATCTTTTACAGATGGACATGCGTATCCGTGCGATGTTGTCATCCACATACTCGTCTTCGTACTCATCCAAAGAGTCCATTGTGAACCTCTCTCAAGTGATTACCAATGAACTCGGCAACTGGTGAAGCAACACCATTGCCACACATCTTGTAACGGTTAGTGTCGCTGTTCAGTTTGCCATCGGCACGGTAAAGAGTGTGATCTTTCGGCCATCCCATAAGTGCTTCACATTCAATTGGGGTTAATCTTCTCACTGCGAGGTTAGGTTCACCCGTGACGACTTCTTCTGTGAATACACCCGTGGACTGTTTCGTTCCTGCTCTCAATGCGTGATGAACATCTCCACCTAGTGAGTCGTTGTATTCGTCATATGCTTCAACTACGAGATGTTCCCCTCTTGATGAAGGCACTCCACCATCGCCACCTGAACGCAACGTTGGTGCAACATTTGATTCAACACGAAGAACAAGAGTCTCTGACCCGCCTCCAATGTCGCCACCCGATGCTTTAAGTGTTCCAATTCCCGCTTCATACTGAGCAAACGATGTTGCTGTGAAAGGTTCGTAGGCTATCCCGTGAGCACTAATTGTGTCCAATGTGTACATAGGTGAACCATCTTCACCGATTCCTGAACCTTGCGGTCCTGAAGTATCGGCACGACCAATGATTGTTCCTTGAATTGGGTAGATGACTGGTTTCCCGTAAGCTACGGCTTGCGCACCTGTTTGGTCAAGCGTGTATGAAGGGTCGCCTTCACTACCTACTCCAAGTCCATTCTGATGCTTTTCAATTTCACGACCATCTTGAATAGGGATGGCTATGAATGGAACATTGTTTCCACCCGTACCCATTCGTGCGGCAAGTGTGTTCATTGGTGATGTTGTGATGCGAATGTCGTCAACACGAGTTGCGTTGATAATGAGTGGTTCGTCATATGCAACAGCCATACCACCACCCTTTTCTCTTAGAGTCGGGGTTGAGTCTTCAGATGGTTGAGCGTCAAGTCCTTGTGTGTGTGAAAAGGCGATAACAACAGTTGCTCGTGATTCACCCGTGTTGTCAAAAGAGTTCAGTGTTGGTGACACTTCACCCTCTTTCCAGGTTTCATACCCTTCAGAAGTTTGCGCTCTGGTTGCTTTCACGAATGGTTCAATAACTAGATGACCATTGTTTGCGTCTTGGTTTACAACACTTCCGTGATGGTAAAGAGAAGCAGAGATGGTGTTCGCTATTTCTTTTCCGGATCCGAGTTTGCTATGTGTTCCAATGCTTTCTGTAAGCGTGGGGGGAGAGTCTTTTCTCTTCTTGTTGCGCGACGAAGTATTCCTTCTGCGGCCTTCACCGATAGGAAGAATTTCTTGTCCACCTCTTGAGAGGATTGCAGGACTGAAGCAAGCGATGAGGAACACTCTTCTACGCCGTTGGGGGACTCCGAAGAACTGCGCATCCACGCAATGCCACTCGATGTGATGACTCCCGATGTCAGCCATTTCTCTGATGACTGCCTCAAAGTCGTCACCGCCACTGCTACTGAAGGCTCCGGCGACGTTTTCCCAAATAGCCCAGGTTGGATATTGTCCATTAGTTGCTTCTCGCATTTCTTTAATTATTCGTGTTGCTTCATAAAACAAACTGGATCGTTTGCCGTCTTGAAGTCCTGCTCTTTTACCCGCTACTGATAAGTCCTGACATGGAGAACCAAAGGTAATGAGATCAACGGGTGGAAGGTCTGCACCGTTAACATCGGAAACATCCCACCATTTTGGAACATCGGGCCAATGATAGCCAAGAACTTGTTGACAGTTCTTATCCCATTCAACTTGGAAGCGACAATCCCATGATGCTTTTTCCATTCCAATATCAATACCGCCAACACCTGCGAATAAACTTCCGAATGTTAGTTCTTTCATTTAGTTCCCTTACTTGCGTGTTCTGTTATTGAATTCATAATCTCTAAACCTAGTTCATACGGCACGCGAGATCTGTCTTTTGCGCCCTTTATTCCTTGTGTCCCTGTCCGTGAACCTCTTGGGGCTGCAACATGACAAGGGTCGCCGTTCTTACATGCTGTACGAGGTTGCCAACCCGTGGCATAACCCCATAGGTCAGTTGGTT